CTAAACCACCCCAAGTTTTTTCTTTACCTACTTTAGATTCAATAAGTTTTTGAGTCATATTAAATGCTTCAATAGATGAGTACTTAGGTTTAAGATAGTTAGGTGATTTAGGATCCATATCTTTTTGATCTAAATTACTTTTGTAAACAGTATTAAAATCTAAAAGAGCTTTAGGAATATCTTTATCATCTAAACCAACAGTTTCTGAAAGATACTTTCTAGTATTCATATCAGATTCTTTTGTACCTATTTTACTTGAAGCTTCTGCTTGAGATCTCCAAGCACTAGATATATCTAGACCTTGTAATTGCTTATCAATACCATTAAGTCTATTTTCTAATGCTATTTTTTCATTGCTACCAATTCTTTCTCTAGTAAGCATAACCATTAAATCCATCTTTTGATTTATTAGTTCATTTCTAGCAACATTATTTTTATTATCTTGCTCTAATTTATCATATTTAACTTGTGTATCAATAGCAAGTTTAGTATTTTTAAAACGAGTAGCACTATTTTCAGAACCATCAACTAAACTTTGTAGATAATTAGTATGTTGATCCATAGGTAATTCTTTAGCAATAGTAGTATCTATTCCTTTTTTCTCAAGAGTAGTCATAACATTATTCCAAATCTTACTCTTAGTAGCATCATCTGTAGCTTTAGTATAGGAACTTAAAAAACCATTAGCAACCATACCTACTTCTTCTGCTTTTAATGCATTAACTTCTAATTCTGTTTTAACACCTTGAAGTTCATTGTTTTTAATTTGAGATTGTTTATACTGATAGTCAGCACCTTTATCAAGAGCTATTTGTGTAAGTTGATCTCCTCTAGTATAATCACCAAATTTATTAGCTACTTCAGCTGCTAATGAATAGTATTTACCAGGGTCTTTTCTAGTCTCATCATCAACAATTTGATTAAAGTATTTAGCCATGTCTTCATTTTTAGCAGCGGCTTGCTCTTCTGCATTTTTAATACCAAATAAACCTTTAGCAAGTTGACCTAAAAGAACACCAGAAGAAGCACCTAATTGTCGTTTGCCTGACCCAGGACCAGTCCTTTGTCTAGAGACATTAAGAAAATCATCTATACGTTTTTGAGTTTCTGCTGCAACATCTGCAGAAGATTTACCAAATAATCCAGGAACTATTGTCGCCATTTAAATCTCCTTATTTTCTACCTGCCATATAACCACCATAAGCTGTAGAAGCACCACCAATTAAATCACCCCAGAAACCCATTTGTGTATCTTGATAGGCTTGTTGAGCACCTACTATATTAGCACCAGCTTGAGCTTGTCCTGTACCTGCTTGTAATCCATATCCAATATAAGGAGTATTAACACCTGCTAAATTAATACCTTGTCCTGCTAGACCTGCTGAAGTTTGATAAGGTTGGTATTTAAGTTCATTACCCATACCATAATAACCTAAACCTCTTTGTATTTGATCCATTTGTATTTGTCTAGCTCTATCTTCAGCACCTAAAAAGATTTGTTGATTTTGATTTTCTCTAGCTTTAAATAAAGCATACTGTTCAGGATTAATATAACCACCACCTGATACACCAACACCAGCACCAGTACGTCCTTGAGAAAATAATGTATTAGCTAAAGTAGTATTTTCCATTTCTCTTTGTGGATTTAATATATCTTGTACACTACTATAATAATCAGAAGTCATTTTCTTAGTATCCATACCAGTAGCTTGACCAAATAAACCTCTACCATAATTACTTACATCTGTAGCAAAAGCATTTTGTTCTGCTGATGGTAAAGCTTCAGTAGCAGCTCCTGTATATCTAGCATACAAAGACTGAAGTTCAGGAGAAAGAGTAACCTTTCCTGATTGTCCTTCAAAACTTACTCCACCAGTAGGACCTGAAATAGAATAAGGTTTAAATTCCATTTTACTATAATCAGGTTCATCCTGTCCAGTTATTCCAAGTGCATCTGTAATAAAACTCATATTAAACCTCTGTCTTTATAAAATTAATAACATCTTTAGTTCTTCCAACTTCTTTAAATCCTAGTCTTTCTACAAATTCTTTTGTATCAATGTAAGTAGATGTTTCTGCTTTACCATATTTAAGAATAATATTCTTACAAAGTCTTTTATACATCTTCATTGGAAACCATTTTCCACTAGCTTCAGGAAGACATCCACAATGTATTCTGTTACCTTTAGTCATGAATATAGCAACTACTTTGTCTTCTTTGTACACTGGGTAATATTCCCAAGTAGATGCTTCTTCTAAAAACTTTTTTTTATTCTCTTTAGGGCTTCCATAAATCCTGTAGAGAAGGTTTACATATTCTATCTTACTCATTAACTCTTCATAATATAACATAAAGCATAGTATGGTGGCAAGTTAGCATTAGTACCACTAGAACCTGTTGTAGAGTTTGCTACTGTAATACCTGTTGTAGCTGTGCCAGAAGTTGAACCACCATTACTTGCTGGGTGCGTTCTACCTCCGCCACCTGAAACGTCATTAAGATAAGTAGTTCCTGTTGTTCCTGTGCTATGAGTATGTCCAGCGTCTGTTACTGTTGCAGTATGAGTATGAGATACCACAATTGCATCTGCACTACCACCTGTAGCATCTACAGCATAAGTAGATCCAGCACCAACTACAAATCTATTTCTTAAATCAGGGGTACCACTAGAACCATTACATAATAACCAACCTGTAGGGATACTAGCAGAAGACCCTGACCAAATAGCAATTAAACCTGTTGGAACTACAGTAGCCATTACAAACTCTGTTGTAGCAAGTTGTGTAGTATTAGTTCCTGAAGCTGCTGTTGGAGCTGTAGGAGTACCAGTAAAAGCTGGAGAAATAGAATTAGCTTTACTATTTACTGCTGTTTGTAGAGCATTAAACTCAGTATCAAACTCAGAGCCTTTAATAATTTTAGCAGCATCGCCTGTTGCTAAAGAATCTTTTGCTAAGAAGTTGGTTGCTTTGGTATAGTTTGCCATTATATCATTTTCCCTGTTTGTAAATAGACATCAATCTTTTGTATAGAGACTGGATTATCGTTAATTGTTGACTCAACTCCAAATTGTATTACTTTTCCTGATCCACCTAAAGGCACTGAAATTGTATTAACACCAATACCTACTGAAGAATATTTAGCAATATTATACTCAAAAGTAGTATTAAAAGTACTATATATACCTGTACCTAAATTTCTATTAATAGGTTGTGTTGTATAATTTAATGTATAGTCATAACCATATTTAAATGAAAAATCTTGATCACCAGTACCTATAATAACTAATGAAGCTTTCTTTAACATCTTATTAGTTGTAGCACTACCTAAGTCAGAACTAGATGTATAATAAGTCATATTATATGAAGTAGTTCCATCTAAATAGCCATTGTATTTAGCAATCTTACCAGGAAGTCCAATTAGGAGTTCTCTGTCTTCTGTAGAGCAAAATGCTGTATAAGGTGTACCAGCGGTACTATTCCACAAAGTACTTCTAGCTGCTCCATTTTGAAGGACTTGCCTTAAATCAAAATAAACTGTAACTTTAGAACCTGGGAATGTTAAAAGATAAAAAGCATCTTTTTCATAATAGGCACTTCTAATATTATTCGTAGTTTCTACAGCTAAATAACCAACTAAGTCATCTCTAATGTTAAGAGATAGTTCACGAAGTGGCATTGAGTTTTCTTGTACTGTTCTGTTAAAGCTTCTTACACCACTCTTAGATAAGAATATTAAATCATTACCAGTATTTTGTACTGAATCTCTTGCAATACATCCAACACCTTTAATAGTATCAGCTAATGTCATTGTTGTAGGATCATTAGCACCTTGATAAACTACAATATTATTTTTACAGAAAATAACTAAATATTTATTATGTTGAGCTAAGGCTACAACTTCATCATTATTGCCAACTACAGAAGCAATATCAATAAGACCTGAACCAGTTCCTGAAAATACAGCAGGATCAACAAGTTTACTATAATATATAGTTGATTTATTACTTGTTAAATTAGCAACCCAAACTCTACCAAAAGCAGAAATAATACAGTCAGGATCAAATGTAGTAACTCCAGTTGGTTTATGACCATAACCAGTAGTTTGATCTACTTTTTGTAAAACAAAATTACCAGTATGTGGATCTGCAACACCTTTTCTTCTCCATACTAATAAAGGATTTCCTAATTGTGCAGCAAAGCCATAAGAGTTTGCATCAGGACCTGTTCCTTCAGGAAGAGCAGCCCATTGCCATCTACTTCCTGTAAAAGTAGGTTGAGGTGATAAATCTGTTGATGGGTTAGCACCTGAACTTTTAATAGTTTCTACTTTTAGAGTTTCATTTCCACTATATATTTTTAGATTGCCTGAAGATAAATAAGTTATATTTCCAGCTACATCTTTAAATTCAAAAATAGATTCTATAGGGTTTTCTGAACCTAACGCATTAGATGCAGTTATAGTTGTACTTGAAACTGTTTGAGATACACTTACTGTATAAGTGCCTACTCCACCTGTACCTGTACCTAAAGCAGTAATAGTAGTTCCTACAGTAACTCCAGTACCTGATAATACTACACCAACTGATAATGCCCCTGAAGTAACTGCTGATACAGTTAAAGTAGTAGTTGAGATACTTCCTGTAACAACTGCATTAGTAGCATTTGTAACAGCATCCCAACCTTTTCTAGCACCCAATCTACCATATTTATCTATGATACAATTAGTTGCTATAGAAGCATATCCACTTTCAAGCGTAACAGAAGAGTCTTGGGTGTTTAAACCCATGAATCCTGGTGCTGAAATGGATGTAGTTTTTAAGGTCCCAGCCATGCTAGTTAGGATACCAAGTAGTTTCTTCTACTCTATGACCATTCTCAATTGCAATAAGGTCAGCTAACATATTTCTATAACGCATCTCTTGATCTTGATTACCACCATCTTCACCTCTTTCAGCAATTGCTCTAGCAAGTGTTGCTTCAATAAGAAGCGTATAAGGTATTTGCACTACTTCAGTGTCAAGAGTTAAATCATCTTGAGGCATGACCACATTAAAACGTAGTGTATAAACAGTATCAGGTACAGGGTATACATCTACTTGTGTATCACCATAAACAGTAACACCATTAAAATTATAAAAAGCAGGAGTACCTTTTTGTACAGTAGCTAATAGTAACTGAGTTTCAAACCATTTACCATCTCTAGGTTTCATAAAGAAATTGTCTGTGTCATTAATAACTTCTAAAACTCTAAAGCGAGTTCCAGCACCACTAAGAACATAGTTGAATAAATCAGGAGCAGTGGTAGCTGTAAGAGTTGTTCTTAAAACAGACCAGTTCCAAGCATCTTCTATTTCTCGTTTGGATACATTGACAAGTTCACCAATAAGAGCACTATATGAGTTTTCACTCACAGAGGCTACAGTTGGTTCTCTTAATCTTCGTAAAACCTTATTGACAACTTCTAAATAAGTCATGTATTATTTTCCCAGTATATATAACAATTATACCATAATTATGGTCTAATGTCAACTACTTCTTTTTGTTTTTATTTCTGTTAGATATTGCTTTAGCTTTAGCCTTTGCATCTGCTTTAGAAGAAGCACCCCAAGCTTTAAGAGATAGTAGTAATCTTGTAGGCTCTCCATTAGGTTTCTTTTCAGGTCCAGGCATACCACCCATACGAGCTAAGAAAGAAGCTCTACGAGGGTTATCACCAGCTTTAACAGGGGCTTTTAGAGTGCCTCCTGTATAACTAGCTCTTCCTTTGGCATTCAATCCACCTTTAGGATTCTTGCCTTCTTTTCTTGTCCACGCTGGAGTACTCATTTTTTTTTCGCAGTCTTTAATGATTGTTTAAATGCTTTAGCAGTAGGAGCACCTTTCGCCCCTACCTTACGCATCTTTTCACCTGAGCCTGCTTTAATTCTAGCACGCTTAGCATTAATGTTAGCATAGAGTCCTGGTTTAGTAGCCACGCTTTGCACCAGCTTTTTTAACAGGCTTAGCAGCCATTTTCTTACCAGTTTTTTTAGCATACTCTTTAGCTTCTTTTTTACCTTTTGAAGTATAAGCAAACTTCTTCATTCCGACCATTGGCATAATATTTTCCTTTTAGTTAAAGTTTCTTTTACCTTTATTATCTATTACTAAGGCTTGTTTCCTAGGGGTACTGCCTTTAATAGTTGGAATAGATATATGTACCCAACTATCAAATTCTAATATAACCTGATCGTAAGGAATATCAGCAGTGACAATGGCTCTAACCACAGCATCAGGAGACATTCCCTTGACATTAAAGTCAGCTGCACACCCCTCACAATGTTGAGATGTTTTAGATCCACCCACTGATTCATTAACTTCCTTTGATCTATATCCTGAACTTATGGATATGGGTTTATTAACCACTTTACGGACTTGTTCTAAAAATAAAGCAAGTCTTTCTAAATTATCTTTTACTTTAGCAGAGGGTGTATTATCTACTCCTCTTCTTGATGCTACTTGACTAAATGTAAGTTCTTCTAAACTAAAGTTAGGAGTTAGTTTCATTTCTTCTTAATATAGAACAAACTGCGTTCTCCAAAGAGATAGAATCCAACTGCACTAGCAAAGTTATTAACTTCATCACTTGGTTGTCCAGTACACACTGTATATACCCATGTAGAAAGAACAAGAACCCCTATTATAGGACGCATTAGTCTAACTATGGCTTCTACCCAAGGGTAAGATGGATTACCTGCCCCAACCTCATTCATTACCTTAAAGAACTCTAAATCTATACTCTTCATTTGAGTATATTGTTCAATAGTAGCTGGTTTAAACACATCGGGTGCTACAAACTTATTAATAAGAGACTTACCTAAATCCATAGCAACTGGTAAGAATGCAGATAATATGGTTATTGGATCCATTAAAATTCCTCTAAATTAAAGTTATATTCATCACAAACCATCTTTGAATACTTTTTAAACTTAACTGAGTGCTTATCATAATCCGTATGCCCACTATTCCATAACATACAATGCACCATTTCGTGCATAAGGGTCTCAGATACTTTTAAAAAAGAATCATTAGCAATGTCTATTTCTATTCTTGTAGGGTAGGTGTGAAAGTACCCTAACACTTCTCCCTTTGTATCCATCACTCCAAACCCCACTTTATGAGGTGCTGGCATTGGGTATAGATTAAAGGGTGGTAGTTTAACAAAACAGGCATAAAGTTTACGCAAGTTTTGTTTAGTTAATAGCATCTTAAAAGAATTTATGTGTTAGTAAAAAAACAATTACAAACCCTGCTGTTCCTAAAAGTATTTGCTCTAGTCTTTTAAGACGAGCATTAATTGACTCATAACGAAAAGCACATACTTCTTCATGCGTACTTAATCTTGACTCAACTTCATTTACATTATGCTTAACCATCTTATACCCCAGTCACTTCTGTCCAAGTTAATGTTTCTTCATTCCATGAGTACATTTTACCATCAGTAGGCATCTCTACAGGAGCTTTCCATTGTGCTTTATCTTGATCTAATACCCATGAGTTAAATGGTTTAGGTGTAATAAAAGCATCTAGTGTTTCATCGTAAGTATACCCAACACCAGCATAATTCTTACGAATGTTGCCGTTATAAGATGTTTGTTTCCAAGTTCCACCTAAAAGATTAGAGCAAAAGTCTATACCTTTTTGTTCTGACTCTTGTCCATTTTCATCAAGAATATCTTGGTTAGCTACGACTATTACTTTTGTTACTATGTTGTTTTCTAATTGAGCAAAATGTGCCATTGTTATTTCCTTTGTTGTTAAGCTGTATAACTTCCTGAAGCAGTAAATTTAATTATAGTGTTTGCACCTGATGTTGTAACAGTTGGGCTTCCTGTAGTTGTTCCAGAGTATTTTGTAGTAGGAACAGATAATATTACCACACCTGAGCCACCTGCTGCTGCAGTTCCTGGACCATTTCTACCGCCTCCACCACCGCCTAAATTAGCTGTTCCTGCTACTGGTGTGCCACCCCCTGCACCACCGCCACCTGAACCGCCAGCACCCCCATTACCGCCACCGCCACCAGCATAGGTGACAGATGAACCTGTAATGCTTGATGCTGAACCAGCACCGCCAGCACCACTTGATACATTACTTGCAGAACCAGCAGCACCAGCACCACCACCACCGCCTCCTGAATAAGCACTTACAGAAGCACCACCATTATTACCTTGACCTGAAGTTCCAGTTCCACCACTTGTAGTTCCTGGACTGCCGCCGCCTCCACCACCTGAACCACCATTTTGTCCATTACCACCTAAATTACCGCCGTAGCCACCACCTGTAGAAGTAACAGTTGTTAGACCTGTTCCAGCCAATGATGAATTAACTCCATTTGTTGCAGCAGCACCACCAGCACCTACAGTAACTGTATATGTTGTTCCAATACCCAAAAATGTAGATGAAGTTAATAAACCCCCTGCACCACCACCACCACCATTTGAATTGCCATCAGCATTACCACCTCCGCCACCACCTGCAACTACTAAATAGTCTACAGAATAAGCTGGAGTTAAACTTCCACTTGCAGTAAATGTATGTATTGTGTTTCCACCTGATGATGTTACAGTTCCGCCTGTAAATTGTTGTGAGCCAGCGTATGAGATGATAACGACACCGCTACCGCCTGCTGGCCCATTTCCTATTCCACCGCCAGCACCGCCTCCTGTATTGGCAGTTCCAGCAGAGTTTGAATTACCACCACCTCCAGCACCGCCATTACCTTGTGTTGGTTTGATAGCAGAACCTCCACCACCGCCTGCGTATGTAACAGAAGAACCACTAATAGATGATGAAGAACCTGCACCACCATCACCACCAGCAGCTGAAGTTGCATTAGCTCCTACTGCTGAAGCACCACCACCGCCGCCACCATTATCATAAGTAGCGCCATCTGTAAGACCACTACCACCAGCGTTACCTTGACCGCTAGTTCCTGCACCACCTGCTCCATTTAATCCAGCAGTTGAACCTCCACCACCACCTGAGCCTCCAGTAAGACCATTTCTAGCTGCACTTGTGGTAACACTACCACCACCACCACCGCCTGTAGAAGTTACAGTCGTAAGTCCTGTTCCACTAACAACAGAATTAGAACCGCTTGTGCCTGTTGCACTTTGACTTGTAGAGCCAGCACCACCGCCACCAACTGTAACTGTGTATGTTGCTGGATAATATAATGTTGTTGTAGAAGTAAGTAAACCACCAGCACCGCCACCACCTGCACCGCCACTAGAACCAGGAACTGCACTACTTGCACCTCCACCACCACCACCAGCTACTACTAGATAACTAGCTGTAACTGCTGTAGCAGGGACTAATGAACCTGAAGCTGTAAATGTATGTATTTGGTTACCACCTGAAGTAGTAACTGTGCCACCTGTAAATTTAGGTGTAGCAGATGTGTAAGATATAATGACTATGCCTGAACCGCCAGCATAACGACCACCACCACCTCCACCGCTATTAGCAGTTCCAGCACTCCCGCCTTGCACGGAAGAGCCTGTAGATGAATTCCATGTCCCGCCATTACCTCCACCGCCTGAACCGCCAGTTCCTTTTGTGCTAGATGTAGTCCACGTCCCGCCGCCACCACCACCTGCGTAAGTTACAGAACTACCCGAAATTGATGAAGCTGTTCCATTGCCACCATTGCCAGCAATTCCAGGACTACCAACTGATGCGTTTGTTCCTACAGCAGAAGCACCGCCACCGCCACCGCCAACATAAATAGAACCTGCATCATTTGTGCCGCTACCACCATTATTTCCTTGTGATGGTGAAGTTGATGGAGTATTTCCAGCGCCGCCACTTGATGCTGCTCCGCCTATTACCCCATAGCCACCGCCACCGCCAGAACCACCATTTCTACCAGAGTTTGAACTGTCAGCTTGACCACCACCACCGCCACCAGTAGAAGTTACTGTGGTTAAACCTGTTCCGCTTAAAACTGAATTAGAGCCATTATTTCCAAGAACATCGTATGTTGTTCCGTTACTAGCACCTCCTGCACCTACAGTAATACTATATGTGTTTAATGTAGATAATGTAAATGTAGATGTTTGATAACCACCAGCGCCACCGCCACCATATGAACCGCCACCAGCACCACCAGCTACAACAAGATAGGATGCAGATACATTTGTGCTTTTAGATGATAAGACACCATAAGCTCTTGCGGCTTGGACTGCTAGTCTTGACAATAATGACATTAACTAATTCCTATTTGAATTGTGTTTGAGCTGCTAATACTGTAAATGCTGCTGAACCTGTTTTAATAATTGTATATGAGTAAGCATCTATACCTGAAGCATTGCCACTTGTAGGTGCTGTTCCACCTTGATATTTAGGTGTGACTGAAGTTCCATCAATTGTGAAAGCATTATTATAATAAGCTGTTGATCCTTGTGTAACTAAGAATACTACAGTCATTGCTTGTCCTGTAGACATTAAAGTGTCTAAAGATGTTGTTCCATTACCTCTAACATTAACTGTCCAGTTAGCTGAAGCATTAGATGTGTAGTAAAGAACTGATTGAGTTGTAACATCATAGTTAATAGTACCTGTAGCTGCAGTAGCTGATACTGTTGTAACTTCTGCTGCATCTTGGAATACTGCACCAATAGCTGTTGTTGATCCTGTGAATGTTTGAGTTGCTGTGAATGAAGTAGCAGTTGCTGGAGCTACATAGTCTGTACCTGCAGTTGCTGCACTAATTGCTGTACCATTACCTTTTAATACACCTGTAATAGATGTTGAAAGAGTAATAGCTGGGGTTGTTGTATCTGTTGCTACTGTACCTGCAAAGCCATTAGCTGATACCACTGAAGCTGATGTTACTGTACCTTTATTATTAAAAGTAGTCCAATCAGCAGAGGATAATACACCTCTATTTGAAGCAGATGCTGTAGGTACATTTAAAGTAATAACTGGTGTAGTAGTACCATTAGCTACTGTTGAAGTTAGATCAGTACCTGTTGTGCCTAATGTTAAAGCAGCAACACTTGAAACTGATCCCTTACCATTGAATGTATTCCAATCCGTACTTGTAAGATAACCTGATACGCTTGTAGTAGCTGCTGGCATAGCAATAACTGGTGTAGCTCCACCTGTGCTAGTTACTGGGCTAGTAGCTGTAACGCTAGTAACAGTGCCTGAGCCTTTATTGTTAAATGTTGTCCAGTCTGTAGAGGTTAAGTAACCATTTACAGATGTTGTTGCAGCAGGCATAGATATTACTGGAGTTGTAGTTCCTGTTGCTACTGATACTGGAGATGTTCCTGATACACTTGTAACTGTACCTTGTCCTGGAGTAAATCCTAAAGCAGTAGTTACATCTCCTGAAGAGAGAGTTACTGCACCTGTTCTTGTATTAAAAGCAGTGACTGATCCTGATGCTGTAAAAGCAGCAGCATTCCATGCACTTCCATCCCAAATAAATAAAGCATTAGATGCTGTATTCCAATAGATAGCACCAGTTAATAAAGTATTTCCATCATTATCTACTGTAGGAGCAGATGCTTTAGCACCTAAATATCTATCGTCAAATGAATCAAATGAAGCTGCAGCAGCTGTTGCACTATTAGCTGCATTAGTTGCAGATGTGCTTGCATTAGAAGCTTGTGTAGAGGCAGTTGAGGCAGATGATGAAGCATTGCTTGCTGAAGTTGAAGCATTAGAAGCAGAAGTAGAGGCTAAACTAGCATGATATTTAGCTGAAAATTCACCACCTGCAACAGCACCTGATGTTTTTGTAGCCCAATCATTGGCTAAAATAGCACTAGCGGTTGCACTTGTTTCAGCAGTCTCCGCATTAGTTTCTGCAGTTTGAGCTGCAGTTGCTGAATTAGAAGCATTAGTAGCTTGAGTAGTTGCTGTAGAAGCTGAACTAGCTGCACCTGAAGCAGAACTAGAGGCTGCACTAGCACTTGTTGACGCAGCAGAAGCACTTGCAGCAGCAGCTGTAGCACTCGTAGCAGCATTACCTTCACTTACAAGAGCAGCGGCAGCGGCATTGGTTGCAACTGTACCTTCACTGGTTGCATCTGTTGTAGCATCACCTGGTCCGCCTGGACCTCTATAAATTGCCATAATTATTCCTTAATTAAAGAGTTTACTTAAAATACCTTCTTTTTTCTCTTTAGTGGCTTTTGGCTTTTCTGTTACTTCCTCTTTAGGAGCTTTAACAGTTTCCTTAACTACTTCCCAAGCTGAGCTATTAAGATAGGTTTTAACTTCTTGCTCAGTAACATATAATTCTTGACCTGTTGCTTTTTCTCTAACTAGCATAACAATCTCCTTTAGATATCTTTATGTTAACTCAAAGAATAAACATAAAAATAGCCCCTCTTGCGAAGGGCTAAACTGCATTAAGCAGGAACTGCTAATGGAATACAAGCACCATCTCTAAGTTCTTTAACACCATAGAGCGTATCTGCAGTGTATAAAGTACCTAAATATTCTTGTTTGTATTGTGTTTGTGAACGAACACCTTGTTGTTCAACTAAAACAGCAGAGTCCTTATGACCCATAAGGGCAATACGAGCACCGCCAGTTGCAGTATCCACATTTGAAGAGACAAATACTGGAATACCATATAATGAACCAATTTCACCATTACGGATTGTGTTACCAGCACCAACTTCACCAACGAAGGATTGAGCTGTGTACTCACTAATACCCATTAATGTGTTTCTTGCTGAAGGAGGAATCAAGAAGAAACGACCTTCCATTGGAACATCATTGTCATCTAAGCGTTGTACAGTTCTACGGATACCAGCAGATGTCAATGCAGAAGCATTTGATGAACTTGATGTGTAAGCAGTAGTACCATCACCACCGATGTATGCGTTACCATAAGTTACAGCTGAACCACCATTAAATGTACGACCTAATTGGATTAGTGATGTGTCAACTTGTTTAGCTAAAGCATAACCAGCGTCATCTGTATAGAAACGACGTAGTGATGATAAAGCTTGTACTTCGACGATATCTTCAATCATTCTTGAATATTCGTAATGTTTGTCAATTAATACAGCAATATCTGTTTCAGTAGCTGCTTGAAGAGTTACTTGTGTATTTGCTGCTTTAACAGCTGCAGTGCCGCGTGTTGGTACAGGGATACGAACTGTATCACCCTTTTTACCAGCAAAAGACATCTTTTTAAAGAGGTTTGCTGCAACTAAGTTCTTTTTGTAGGCTGCAACAATCTCGTCACTCCAAATTTCTGGAATAAAGGTTGCCGCCGTGGTAATGGTTACTTGATCTGTTCCTAAAGCCATGATAAATCCTTTTTTAAAATGTTAAATTACACGACCTTCTCGGTATGCTGCCATAATTTCATTAGACATAGCATCATATCTGTCTGGGTCTGTTGTCATAAGTTTCATAATATCTTGTCTACGATATTTCTTTTTAGCTACCGTTTCAGAAGCTCCATTATTATTACCAATATCTGCAGCTTTTAGTTGCTGATCTCGGTCTACTTTAGAAGTGTCTGTTACTTTTTTACTAAGAGTTTGTCTTTCTTTCCAATTATCAAGCAATTCTTTAGCAGAATCGTAATCATATTGGGTTTCTGCCCTTACAAATAACTCTGTACGGACTTTAGAACCTTGAATCCACTTTGCAAAATCAGGAGATTGTACAACTTCCATTGCATCTGGAAACTCTTGCTTTAATCTAGAAACAGTTTCTGCACGTTTCATAGATAAAGACGCATGTTGAGCTTCTTTAATTGCTGGATGGTTATCAATTGCCCTATTTACAGCAGACTTTGGTTCAATAAAGAAATCTTCATCTGTTGTAGCTACTTCGTCTACCTCTGAATTTTTAGTTGTTTGAGTCTTAATAAAATCATCCACTATTTTTCTCAGATCACCTACTTCAGAACCTTGTCTACCAATTAACTTTTCAGCTTCTTGGTGCATTGCTACAATGTCTTTTAGTGATTTGCCACGATACTTATCAGGGACTTCTTCATCTATTGGTTTAGTTTCTACTTTCTCTTCAACTTTCGGTTCTTCCAAGTTATCGGATTTAACCATGTCGTTGAGACTAGAAGCCTCCAAATCATTTACTAACACTTCATCTATTAATCCTGCCATATTATTTCTCCTGTGCCATTAGCATTTTAGGAAAGAATCTCAAGCGGCATTCTGCTTTTGTTCTTTAGCAAGCTGTTGTTTACGCTTTTTATCCCAAGCCGCTGCCGCACCTGGAAAGCTTCCTGACCAACCCTCTAACTTAACTCTAGGTGTGCTGATGATCTTGTCAGCGTTAGAATTACATTTAGGGCATGTAAAAGTTTGTGTGTATTCTGTTAGTTCTTCAAAGTGATGATCACAAGTAGAACAATGGAACTCAAACAACTTCTTCATTTTTTAACTCCTCATAGGCTTGTTCTGAAACATCTTTTAATGTCAGAATCCAGTGAAGTATATCTATTTGACCTTTTCTTTTATGAAACTCTTCAAACGAATCGGCAGTATTTATTTTATTGTAGGTATCAAAAAGATTTTGAGTGTCTTCTATAAAGTCTTTCCAACCTTTAGTAGACATTGTACTAAATCTTTCTTCATAATAATCTTGTAATTCTCTATCCAAACTATTGCATCCTTTTTAAAAGTATGTTATAATAGCATTCACTATAATTAATTATAGCATAGATTATCTATTTTGTCAAGTTCTTTTGCATTTGCATCATAACTATCTGTTTATTTTGTTCCATATCCTTAGCTTTAAGGTCTACATTCTTCTCTTTAATAAGAAGTTCAGCTACCTTAGCTCTACGTTCAAACTCTTTATCATCTGCAGATCCAGCATCAAGATTATTAGATAAAGCCATAGCAAGTTTAGCTTTGGTTTCATCAGGAATAAACTGAGTCTCAACATTAGTTTGTTGAGCTTCTGCTGATTGTTTCTGAGCTCTAGAGTTAAACTCATTGATTTGAGATTGAACAAGTCCCGCTTGTAACTGCATTTGCATTTGTTGAGCTTGTTGTTGTTCTGGAGTAGGTTTTAGAGACTGTTCTAAGTTTGCTAATAGTTCTTCTCTATTTGCTAAACTAGAAGTACCAATAATACCCTTCATTAAGATAGGAACAAGAGGACTATCTGGTCCAAGTGTTTTCATTAAATTAATAAATTGCATTTGTTCTACTTCACGAGCTAACATACCTAATGTTGAAGAAGGAATAAATTTCCAATCTTGAACAGGAAAGTGTTCAGGATCAAACTGCATAAATCTCCAAGCACTCTTTTCAATAAATGGAATAAGGAACTGATCTTGAAAGTTAACAAGTGTTCTTTTATTTTTCTTTAGGATTGATGAGAGAGTAATTGAGAGTTCACCACCGGCAGGTTGAGTTTGTGTAGATTGTGTATCTAATGTGCCTGTAGCTTGTAATAACATAGTTTCAAATGCTTGTGCAGTTTGAATATTACTACCATCAGTCTGTCCAAATTTAAATGGCATTAAGATTTCACCAGGATTACCATTTGTTAAAATAGATTTACCAGGACGAATCTCAAACTTAGAGCCACGAGGAAGACGTGTTGCATCCATACCCATCATAGGTACAGTTGTAAGTGCTAGTGAGTCAAGATGGCTACGGAGTTGAGCATCAATAGCTTTTTGCATATTGTAACCCTTTTCTGCAACACCACGACCCCAGAATCTATTAGGCACTGTATCATCTTGATAAGCAATGACTGGACGATCCTTCATCATGTAAGGACTACGTTCAGCTTTTAATAAAAACTTTTCATTACCAATAACAACAATAGCTTCTACTAAATCACCATAGTCTTCCATAAGGTCAGATTTATCAGAGTCTTCATTGTTTTTAAATAGTTCTTCTACATCGTCTTCACCTTGATTATCTAAAAGCTTAGAAGGAACTAAACCATAGTAGCGAAGTACTTTAACTTTGTCATCATTATATTCTTCATCTATCCAAGAAGCTTCTAAATCAGAATCAGGTGTTGCATCATCTTCAATGTCTGTATCTTTATAGATACCTTCTTTAACAGCTTCAGCTACTTTATGTGCTGATACAAATTCTTCAATTGCTACACCAAGAGCATCTTCAATAGAAGTGGCTGTTGGATCAATAAGAAAGTTTTGTGGTGAGATAGGTTTTAAAACAATACTAACTCTTTCTTTTGTCTCTACACCAATAGCTCTTGCATTAACATCAGGCATAGGTCTTGTTGCTGGAATAAGTTCTTTGGTCTTTTTAATTGTAATTTCACCAATACCAGTACCATAGATAGAAGCTAATAAACAAACATCACCTACTGCTTTACGCAGTTTAGTTTTCTTAAAGTTTTCTTTCATGTACTTTTTAAGGTACTCAATATCTCTCGGATCTTGATCATCCATGTCATCTTCAATATCAAAGAGATGATCTCCTTGACCAAAGATAGCTTCTTCAATCTCAGCAGTATGGTTCTCAATAGCTTGTTGTAAAGCTGGGGAAGTAATACGACTTCTCTCTGAGTCTCTTAAACGATCTTCAGCAGCCCATTCACCTCTCCAAAGACGTTCATATTCTTTCCAGACTAAAAGATAATTAGTATCCCTGTGGAGTCTCCACTCTTCAATGCTATCATTAATCCAGTCTACTAATTTGTTCTGTGCCATGTTTGTCCTTTATTAATATCCAGTAACTCTATCTAAAACTTGGTATTCTTCTTCTTCATAATCTTGAAAGTATTCTACTATTTGAATCTGATCTATATACGCTAAAGCATCCACCAAGTCATCATGAAGCAAATGATTAGGAAAGTTAACAAGCTGATCAAGAAACTCATTGTTCCAGGCCCCTTCGTTAAGTGTAACTTTACCATGTTCAAATCTACCTTGTAGAGCCCAGACAATACGATCTGTCTTCTTTTGGTTTCCATGAGTAACATCATCTATTCTAAAATAGTGATTGTTCCTTCTCATTAAATCCATAAGGTATGGAAGAGCTGCGTTCTTTAAACTGCCTTTTTCAATTCCTACAGCTACAGGTTCATACTTTATTACTGTCTTAATAATCTG